ATATCTCACTGTGATAATCCCGGACTTTGGGTAGTCGCGCCTTAATTTCTTCGTCGGTGTTTCCAGCTACAGGTTTCAATACAATAAAATCGTCCATTGTTTTTTTTCGGATACACATTTTGTTTGCGAAGGATAAAATAGCGTTGGACGCGGGGGGCGGAGGCGGAGACGCGGGCGGAGACGCGGGCGGAGACGAGGGCGAGGGCGCGGCGGGCGCAACATCCGTGTCTTGTATTTTCCGATGTAATTCATCGCGCGCTTCTTCCGTCCGTGTATCATCCTCCACCATCTCCGTGATATCATTCCACTTCAAATACTCAATACACGATTTCAGGTATTCTTGATGCGCGCGGTTGATTTCGTCGTTTTCGCATCCTTCGTCAAAAAGGCCGCGCGTCATTGCCAATATACGGTCTTTATAATACGTCTTTTCTTTACAAAACAACTCGGCAACTGCGTCGGATGTATTCGCCATCGATTTTTTATATTTGTCATATCGGTTACGGTTCGCCATCACACTCAATGTCAGTTCGTTGAAGTCACTCCTCCGTTCGCCCCCGCTGCGCGTGTCTTCAGCCATTTCAATACCGCTTTATAAGTTAGTATAGAACAATAAGTTGGCATACACTATTGTTATACTATTTCGATTTGTATTTATGTCCGGTTCCGCATCGTCAGTTGCTCCTTCGCGTTCGACGACGCCGTGGCGCGCGGGATATAGGTGGGGTATTTTCCCGTCATCCCCTCTTTCGGTCGGTCTGTCCCAGACCTCCCAGAAAAACCCTCCTCAATATGAACCTTTTGTTCCCTTTCCTTTTGTTTCTTTTTAAGTTGTTCTTCAGGGATATAATTCGTGGCAGGTTCAATGACGGGACCGCCTTCACCGGTACAGAACCCGTCATAGGTACAATCCAGAGTGCGAAGTTGAAACCGCGTAGAATTCTCGAAGGTGAGTTTGCCTAAACCATTCGGGTTGGGGTTCATCGGCGCGAAATTGGTGGCACCATTGTCAAACAAATACGGATTTGGTTGGGCTACTTCACGAGAGTCGACTTGAACTTGGTAGAGATCGCTGGTTGAATTCGGCACGTATATTGCGGCGTCATTGCGTTGAAGTGCGAAGAATTGGTTTCGCAGGGATGATTCCACATTGACACGGTCGACCCATCCCTGCCACGGCGCCTTCGCAGTTCCTGGATTGAATACAGAATCGGTGGTGTATTGCTGATAGGCGGGGGTGCTTACTGTTGGAACCGGGCGAGATTCAATAATCGGCATCATCGCGTATTTGGATGAAAGGGGTCGGACATTGAAAGAGGGGCGAAGTGTGGCTGATGGGATATTTCTCTCGGAGATGCGTTGGTTGATTTCGCCAAGACGGTCGTGATGATTTGAATATGCGCCATTTACAACGCCGTGGAATTCCATTGTTATTGATTTGCTTTTTGTCTTTCTTTGGATAAATAATAATGCGAAAATAAATACATATAAACACATATCGGTGATATTATATATCATCCATTCATCGAGGCGTACGTACACACATATATATATACGAATGTGCGGTATCTTCTATTTCCAAACCGTCGCGCGTATCGCATTAGCCCAGCTGAAAACATTACAAGAATCCTTTATATTATCTTCACACCGTGGTCCAGACAAATCCGTCTTTTTGAAAGACGATGCGCGCGTGTGGGGGTTTCACCGTCTCTCTATCAATGGAATGGACCCGGCGTCCGACCAACCTTTTTATATTAAAAACTGCCGCTTGATTTGTAATGGTGAAATCTATAACTTCAGGGAACTCATTGCGGAATTCGGATTGGAGAGTGAGTATCAAAGCGGCTCTGATTGCGAAATCATTATTCATCTCTATCGCGCGATTGGAATTCACGAAACTCTGCGTAGGTTGGATGGAGTCTTCGGGTTTGTGTTACACGATTATGAAAGTGGGGCGACCTATGTCGCGAGAGACCCGGTGGGTGTTCGTTCACTCTTTATCGGAGTATCGCGCCACGACGGTGTGTTTGGGAGCGAACATTCCGATTTGATGTGTGTTTCTATGAATCCGGACCATTACGCAATGAGCGTTTCTAGTGAGTTGAAGTCGATTCACGCGCATTGTGATACAATCGTCCAATTTCCCGCAGGATGTTATATGGAGTATCTCGTGGAGGAGAGTGCGACATTTCGGACCTATTACGACTATGCGTATATTTCGTATGGGACCGAGGGCGTGAAGAAGACTAACGGTGTCCCGTTATTTGAGACGCAAATCAAACAGCTGCGCGTGGATTATTCCTATCCGATAAGCGAGGGCGGCGAGGGCGAACGCGCCGTATGTACGAAGATTCGCGAATTATTCACACAGGCAGTCGTGAAACGTTTAATGAGCGAGAGACCTGTCGGGTGCTTATTATCCGGCGGACTGGATAGTTCACTCGTCACTGCGATTGTAGCGCGAGAGTTGAAGAAGACGTCACCGGGTACTGTCCTGAATACATATAGTATCGGACTGGAGGGGTCGGTGGATTTGATATGGGCTCGGCGCGTGGCCGAGTATTTGGGAACGTGTCATCACGAAGTATCATTGAAAGAAGGGGATTTCTTGGGGGCGATATATGAAACGATTTTTCAAACCGAGAGTTACTGTACCACCACGATTCGGGCGTCTGTCGGCAATTATCTCATCAGTAAGTATATTCAAGAGCAAACCGAAGATGTCGTTATTTATTGCGGGGATATGTCGGATGAAATCTTCGGGTCATATCGCGGATTCTTGAAAGCGCCCAGTGACGCGGAATTCCATTCTGAAAATGAGCGGATGATTCGCGATGTCCGATTCTTTGACCTCCTTCGGTCGGATAAAAGCGTTAGCGGCGCAGGATTGGAGGCGCGTGTGCCGTTTGCGGACAAGGCATTTCTGGGGTATGTGATGAGTATTCCTCCGCGGTTCAAGCGGTTCAATGACGACAAAATGGAGAAATATCTGCTTCGTCAGGCGTTTCAAGGGTCGGGGCTTTTACCCGACGATGTCCTGTGGCGGAGGAAGGAGGCGTTCAGTGACGGGGTGAGTTCCGCGGATGGAGGTCGGACATGGGTCCAGATGATTAAAGAGTATTCCGACCGCGTTATATCGGATGCCGAGTTTAATAATAAGGCGCATCATTTGTATTCACTTCATAATCCACCCTATGACAAGGAAAGTTTCTATTATCGCCGCGTATTTGAGAATATCTATGAAGGGCGCGGTGAAACCATCCCGTATTATTGGCGGCACCCCTTTTGCGACGGTGTTTTGGACCCGAGTGCGCGTTTATTGTCGTTCTATGTGCCGGATAGCCACCATCGCCGCGTAGACGACGATGACACTCGGTCATTTGACTAATATTATGTGTGTATTATACAGACGCACGCAACGCACGCAACGCACGCAACGCACGAAATCCAATGAATACCATCAAGAACACCGCCGAAGACCTCATTGTCGCCATTGTGACCAAGATTCGCGACATTGTTCAACCTATATTCGGTAAATATACAATGTATTACAAGTATATTGACTTATTCTTCTACGCGAGTTACGCGATTATATTGCTCGGGTTTTACAACACGGTCCCCGAATACATCCCCCTATTTCGAAACATTATATTATATGTAGCCGTATTTGTTCTTTTACTTCGGTTTAATACGATTTCTTGGACGAACCCTAAATTCGCATTTTTAGGTGGAAACACGTTTAGTGATTTTGACCGACGTCTTATTATTTCCACGTGTATCTTCATTTTGTTTACGCATATCGTATCGGAGACTGTCGCCAATTATACGAAGAAGCAAATCCAGCAAAATATAACACAGCCAGTAAGCGCGGGGGTAGTCCATCCGATTTATAATTATATCGACACATCGGGTGCGGTGGATAATATTCCGGCGGTGAAGAAGTTTATACAGGCGCAGTCCCGGGCACCGGCGCAGGCGCAGTGAATCATTTGACAAAAAATTGAAATGTTTTTTGTTAAATAAATAAATAAATAGACTTCAGTGAAAATGGAATCAGCAAACGCACAACCGAACCAGGCGGCGCAGTATCAGTTCTCCGGCGGGGGCGGCGGCGGAGCCTCACTGGCGATTCAGAAAGAACTGGATATCGTGATGAATATATTGGAAGAGAATGCGGCGAAAATGACCGAAGGTGAGTATTTACAAGGAATGAACGCGCTTGGTGCGCTCCACAAACACAAACGCGAGGCGTTGAGCGAGCGCAGACCCGGCGACATATTACGATGCTGGATGACATTAGACGAGATTGAAGCGGAAGACGAAGACCTCTACGATGAAATTATGGGTGTTGCGGATGATATTGTCGTGGAATTGTGCGGCGAAGATACCACCATCTATACAAACGATGAATTCAACATGGTTCATCGCGGGCAAGAACGCGACGTCTTTCAAATGCTTATCAATTACAAACCCGAGGAGGGAAATATTGGATATGAGACGAGTCCGATGGTTCTTCATCACGCGATTCAGGTGATTATGGCGCGTTTGTTTGATGATACGCATCACGAATTGGAGATTGTGCGTCCGGTGAGTTGTCCGTGTGGATGGAGAGGGGCACAAGGCAATTGGGATAGGCACGTCTCTAATATGCGTCATCAGCGTTGGGCCAATGCGGAACTCGAACGCTTGTCGGTGGCGGCCCTAGCAGATGCGAGAGAGCGTGTAGTCGCGCATCGAGAGCCTGGGATTGTCTACATTGTCGAATTACACTCGACGCCTGAAACACGACGTGCGACGGAAGAGGCGGTTGCGGCCGCAGAAGCAGCGGGGGAGAGGGTAGTATTTACAAATGCGTTGGGTCATAGGAGTTGGTTCTATTGAGCGGCGGGCGGGAGCGGCGGAGCGGCGGATTATCGTTTACGTGCCGTCTTATTACGCATATTCTTTACAGCAGTTGTCTTATCTACATAAAATACATTACCGGGCGACGACGACGACGAGGACGACCTATTTTTTTTAGCAGTCTTTGCTGCTTTTCGCGAATACGCCGCCGCGACCGGGGGTGGGCCATCACGAAAAAACTGTTGAAGATGGTATAATATATACTTGCTTATGATTTCGTCAATCTCGCGGGGATACATTTTTCGTTGATGCGCCTTTGCGTCATACTTCGCCATATTCGCATATTTCACGAAGATATTATTGATTTCGATAATCTGTTTTTCTGCGGCGGAGGCGGGCGATATACCACCAGGAGTAATAAACTTGGCAAATACATCACGATATAATGCGCTCTTTACAAATCGGGCGACGAATGTATGAAACGGTATATAACAATGATACGGCTGTAGTTTGATATAATAAACGCGTTCATCTGCCATTTTAGGATGATACACGTCGTCTAGAAAACATATTTCGCTATCCGATGGAATGCGCGCACAACGAATGAGTTCATTTACGGTCTTTTCCTTGGTGGTTCGTTGTGGGAATGCGGACGCCGACGCCGCCCCGGCGGCATTTCGCTCTTTAAACCCACCAATCGTATGGTCGAAGAGAGGGGGGATGATGGCAAGACCGCCGCTGGTCGCGACGGCGGCGGATGCGCGCAATTTATACTCGAAATATTGTCGAATATGTGCGACCCATTTATCAGGCCCCATATTATTCGTATATATCATAACCTTAGTACCAGGAATAGAATTCTTCTTTTTACGGATATATTCTAATATACGCAACATACTCGGGCGTATAATTTCCGGGTATAAATCAACTAAATCATTAAAATAACGGTATGTAATATCTGGTTTATCGAAGTATTCTTCTATTGCGTGCGCGAATATCGAAAATTGAGAGAAATTGCCGAGGGTCTCATCTACATCAATCACAACGGACTTTATTTTCGGTTTCAAAGACATTCGTAGTATACTACTATAGTATAGTATTATAGTATTGTAGTATTGTAGTATTGTAGTATTGTAGTATTGTAGTATTGTAGTATTGTAGTATTGTAGTATTGTAGTAGTATTATGCGAATATTGCCGAAATATACAGATAGTGATATTGATGAAGATATGAAACTAACACGCAGTGATTATATCAAGATTCTTCGTCATTATCGTCGCGGTTCACGCCCTATGCGAGAGGCGGCGGCGGCAGGCATTTCTACGAAAACCGCGAAGGAGCGAGCACACAGTATTCTTGCGGGGAAATTGTGTCGCTGTATCAAGCCGACTACGTCGAAGTCGACGTCGACGATGATGACCCGGGCTCGGAAACGACGCGATTCTGCTGAGAAAAGTCGGCGTATCGCATATTGTACCCAGTCCATATTCAATAATAGAAACCTACGTCGTCACGGGTTTCGCTGTAAATCTGTGCGTGGCGACCGGTTGCGCCCGCGTTTCACACGTGATATAACAAAATCGGAAAAGAATTTGGTGTTACGGCATCATTGATTGCCGCCATCGCCGTCATTGTCGGTCTCGTCGCCGTCTACGTATTCTACCGCGCGCAAGATAAGCAATTCTTCTTGACTCAATCTCTGGAACACGACATTAAGTTCAAACTTGATATTGAATACGAAGCGTTTCACGTTCCGGATTGTGACGACGTGAACCCCTTCTTCCGGGTTTTCGCGGACACGGAATAACGTCCCGCCAAGTGTGATATATGGGCGTGTTTCGAGCGACCGTAAGGGTATCCACCGTATCAATTGATTATGTTTCAGGTCATATGGGGTTTCAATCACGCGATACATCGGTAATTTTCGTTCAAACTCGGCCATTTTCTCCGGCGTCAAATTCATCGACGAGAGAATTTCGTGTCTTCGCGCGGCAATCTTCTTCAGCGTCAAATTCGCAATCGTGTTATTCTCTGTCTTATTCATCGCAGATAATATCGCATTAATATCCATCGGAAATGTGGGTTCATCAAGGACGGACTGAAGTAGGTCGTCGTCGGAATCCACGGCATAATCGGAATCTTTGACACTAGGGTGGGTCCGGGAGGGCGGCACGTCGTCGTCCGCGTCGTCATCGGTGGACGACATCGTCGTTTCTGTATCAGTAGCGTCGTCGTCCAGGTCGTCGTCGTCGTCCCGGTTCTCGGTATCCTCGGTATCCTTGTGTAGTAATTCATATATATTTAGTTCATCTTCCAGACAGTCGCCGTTGGACCTGGACCTCGACCGGGACCTCGACCGACGACCTCCGACCGACGGGCGCATATAATCCAAATCAACGACTACTGTTTTCTTCATAGCGTAGCGAAGCGAAGCCGAGCGATACATACATACACCCGCATCTGTTTATTATATATAAGGCATCCAAACACCCTCGATGGGCTGTATTTTAGCCCGATGATGTCCGATTTTATGCGCGTTTATCGCCCTCCTTACTGAAAACCAGAGCATATATAGCATTATCTTATAGCTTTTTGAAAAGTCAGTAAGGCGGGAAATCGCGCGGTTGGAGGGCAAAATGGAGGTAGCCGTCGGGGTGTTAGATGGGCTTACGACCGCCCCGCAGGTTTTTGTGGCGATGGTGGCAGAACCGCCGAGTTATGCTCTCGTCAGGCTAAATGTGCGAAAAATCGCGTTTTAAAAGCAAGACGGCCGATCCGGGATTTGGACATTTATTTTTTTAGACCACTTTACCCTTTTCGAGTTAGCGGGATATATAGCTTTTTTATTTCTGGTGATGTGACTGAAGATGGTGTAAATGTTGCCAAAATGTCCAAAGTGCAATATTGCAAAACATTGCTAAATCAGACAAATTCAGACAATACCCCACACTGACGTGTTCAGAATCCTTGGTGAGAATGCTATATATAGACCATCATTTGGTCTGTATGTTGCCACACCCTTGGGGTAAAGCGAATACCCCAGGCCGTGGGGTAAAGCATAATGAATAAATAATAGAGGTATAATATAGATTATAGTAACGACAATCTCTCGGAATATACAATTTCAACCGGTGAAAAATGCCGCGGAAGTATGTTGACTACTCAAGAACGTATATCTACCATCTAACTTGTAAAACAAAGGAGATTTCAGACGCATATATTTCGTATACAACCAACTTGACACAAAGAAAGTATAAGCACAAGCGCGAGACTTTGGATAATACCTACCGGACGAAGTTATACGATAGTATTCGGAAGAATGGTGGTTGGTCGAATTGGAGGTGTATTATTTTGGAAGAATGTGCTTGTAACAATGAAAACCAGGCCAAGGACTTGGCGAATTCCTATATTATTAAAATGAAACCAAATTTGAACGATGAAAAAATGGACGAGAAGTCGATGGACGACCTTCCTGGACTTCCTGGAATTAGACCAAATATTTTCGCCGATGAAACGATCGCAACGTCGGCTCCGCCTCTTTTGGATGGAGGGATTCCAACCCAGACAAATGAAGGAAAATATGTTTGCCTTTGTAAAAAATCCTACGCGCACCGGTCTAGTTATTATAAACATACTTCTACGTGTCTTCAATTTCAACATAGACAGTCTGTTAATAAATTGGCGGGTATACCGCCGCCACATGATTCTTCAATGAATACTGTTTCCGTTTCTATTATTTCGACTACAACGACGACGACGACGACGACTGCGACGATGACCGTGCCGGTGGTTGCGCCGGTGGCTGTGCGCGAGAGAATAGAACAACCTATCGCCTCCGGCGGCCCCGACCCCGACGCCGACGACGCTGACGACGACTCTACGGAAATCGTGCGCTATCGTTTCAAATCTAAAAAAAAGGCGGAGAAAATGGACGAAGTGGTCGACGACGTAGTCTTTCATTATTCCAATTTTACAGAACCAGAATTATCCATCCAAATCTCTGAAAAACAAGAATACGGTGAGCGTGATAGTAGTAGTCGCACGGATTCATCATCGTCGTCGTCGTCG